ACGTCAACAGCAACCCGAACAAGAGAGAGGAAGTGCTGAGGTAAAACAATCTTATGCGGAAAAAGTAAGAGCAGAACGTAGAGCTGCAGCACAAAAGAGAATTGCTGCTAAAAAATCTGGTGAAGCAGCACCATCAGCAAAACCAAAGGCAAAAGATGTAGAGAAGCAAGCAACACAACTTCTCTCAAAGAGAGCAACTCCTAAACCAAAAGCAAAAGCAAGTGACGAAAGGTTCTCAAGTTCTAGAAACCCTGAAGAACATATGATCAAAGGAAAATATACTAAAGCGGAGAAGAAACAACTTGTAAGAGCAGGAAAACAAAAACTCCGTGATTTAGTTCTTAAAGCAACTGGTAAGAAGAAAGAAAGCGAACTGAAGCACCGTTATACTGGCCCTGATACCTGATACTACTTGGGGCCCCTGAAATTGCCCCTATACTAGATAATGCAACTTATGAACATTCAACTCCGTCCTCACCAGGAACGTGCTATTGCTGCTATGCAAAAGCACAACAAAGGCCAAGTGATCGTGCCCACTGGAGGCGGCAAAACGCTGAAGATGATCTATGATGCTGTGCGTGAGTTTTCTAATGAAACTCCCCAGACCATTGTTGTAGTCTGTCCGCGTATTCTTCTTGCAGAGCAACTCTCTGCAGAGTTCCTGGAGTTTATCACCAATGCCAAGGTTTTTCATTGTCATTCTGGTGAGACGCACCACGAAAGTTCTACTCGTCCTTTGGAAATCTCTAAGTGGGTTGATGCCAATGCCGACAATCATCGCCTGATTATTACCACCTACAACTCCCTGCAACGTCTTGCTGATGCGGAGATTGATGTGGATACGATCTATTTTGATGAAGCGCACAATAGCGTCAAACGTAACTTCTTTCCTGCAACTGAGCACTTCGCTGCCAATGCAAATCGCTGTTACTTCTTTACTGCAACCCGAAAGACTTCTGTAACTACCAATAAACCAGGAATGAACGACCGTGAGGTCTATGGTGACATTATTTGTCGCGTATCTGCACCTGAACTGGTTGATGGTGGTTATATCATTGCTCCTAAGATTGTAGCAAAAAAGTTTGATGTTCTGGGAGCAAAACAGATCACTGCAGAGTGTGACAGTGAGAACCTTCTGCAAACGATTGAAGAGACTGACTGCAAAAAAGTTCTTGTTTGTGTTAAAGCAGCAAAGCAACTTGTGAACCTTGTGTCACAAACTGATTTCTGTGGTCAGTTGCACTCTCGCGGTTATTCTTATCTTTACATTACCTCCAAGACTGGAGCGATTATTGATGGTAAGAAGGTCAACCGTGAGCAATTTTTTGATACTCTTAATGCCTGGGGGCGTGATCCTAACAAGAAGTTTATCTGTCTCCACCGGAGCATACTTTCAGAGGGAATTAACGTTAGCGAACTTGAAGCAGTCGTCTTTCTTCGCAATATGGATGTGATTGAACTCACTCAAACTATCGGTCGGGTTCTTCGCCTTGGGGGGAAAGAAAAGGTGTTTGGTCTATGCGTTGTGCCAGTTTATTCAAAGGTTGGCATTGCCACAGAACGAGCACTTCAGCGAGTTGTTGATGCTGTGTTTGAGAAAGGTGAAATGCTTGATAGCGTAGTTCGGCGCTGAACCTCAGTCTCACCTGAGACCCACTGAGATCCCAGTATTCATCAGGGTCCAAACCCTGATTTTTTTGTAATTTCACAGAACCCGACCCAATACCCATTCACCGCAACAAAATTAACGATTTTTCTCAAAATGAAATCCAAGAACTGGAAAGCATACTGCCGAACTACATTTAACTCTCTTCGGTCAAATGTAGAAAATTGGGGCAACCCTGATTTCTTTCGTCCCATCACACGCATTTATTATATTGGTGTCTTTGATTGTGCTCAGGTTAATCACCTTGGATTGATAAGTGAAGATGCGAAAAACAATCCAAAAGAACGAACCTATGATCATTGTTTGTCTCCACAATTCATTGGGCGAATGATTATGGATCACCCAGACAAATACCTGGAAGATTATGAAATCTTTGAGAACTTGTTCTGGTTGTCTTGCTCAACAATCACCGTGACCAAGGATCAAAATAAGAGGTTAAGTATGTTGACTGAGAATAACGGAACTGACTATAAAGTGTATGTCCCAACTAATCTCAAGTATCAGCATCTTAACATCAAACTGTATCAAAAGACTGGCACAAGATGGGAAGATGCTGTAGAATATGATGACAATATCATTCCAGCACCTAAAGACTTGTTGGAATATGAACGGAGGTTTCTTGTATGTTAATGGGATTTGTGAGTGGGTGTGGAGAATATGCTGCCATACCTTATGGTAAGGAACTGATGGTGATTTATCGCGGTCAACAAATCAAACTGTGTAGGACCGAAGCATCTGCAAAGAAGTTTATTGCTAATCACAAAAAGGGCAAAAGCGTTGCGGAATTGCCTGTTGAATGATACTGGGCCCCTCAAAGTGAAGTATTAGTAGATTAAACAATGAAGTGACTCCCGAACAAAAGTTCCAACAACTCTTTGAGGAAATGTATCAACTTTGTGAGCAACAAGGTTGGGGTGATCCATTCAGTTATGCTCGCTCGCGTGAGATACATCTTGCTGGTATTCTTGGTCATCAAGTAGCAGAAACCTATTCTGGTGCTGATGCTGTTGACCAAGATGGTGAATGTGAGTATAAGTCTACCATTGCTAATTCTATCAATGGGACTTACAATGGTATCAGCGTTCAAGATACTTGGGAAGAGCAGGAGCGTTATCTAATTGAGGAGAAGCTTGGTAAGTATTCTAATCACTACATTGCTCGCTATGATGGTGGCAAAGTCGTGGAAGTTTGGAAGTTAAGTGGTGATGATGTGCTGATGATTCTGCTTCCTAAACTCAAGAAAGATTGGGAGCGTAAGATTCACGGTAAGCACAAAGATCCACGCCTTTCTGGTAATCTAACTAGGAAAGAAATCTATCAATACGGAACTCAAATTGTATGACACTTGACAGTGGAAAACTGATGTATTCATCTGGTGGAGGGGATGAAGCATATACTCCTGCATATGGAGTTACACCAATTTTGAAGTATATTCCCAAAGATGCGATTGTATGGTGTCCATTTGATACTGCTAAAAGTGAGTTTGTCAAACAGATTGGAACGCAAAATCTAGTCATTTCCACTCATATTTCAACAGGTCAAGATTTTTTGACTTATGAACCAGACTTTGATTGGGATGTGATTGTTTCCAATCCACCATTCACAAACAAACGTAAGTTCTTTGAGCGAGCACTATCATTTGAGAAACCATTTGCACTCATTATGACTAACACTTGGTTAAATGATAGTGCTCCGAAGCAGTTATTCAAAGACAAGGATCTGCAACTGCTGATGTTTGATAAGCGAATGAAGTTTCATAGTCCCGATGGTAGACCAAACGATAAGATTACGTTCAGTAGTAGTTACTATTGCTGGAACTTTCTTCCCAAACAAATCATAATGGAAGAACTTAATTTTCCTAAGAGTAATTCAAAGGCAAAACTACCAGTTGACTAATACTGGGCCCCTCAAAGTGCATCAGTAGTGTGAGCAACACTCACAGAGGGAAGACAAAAGCGGTTCTCAACCACCCCGACAAATTAGAAGCGGGGACATAAGGTTGAGGTAAAATAATCACCGCGCCCTCTTAACATTTCTTTTTTCATTTATTCTATGCCTCGCGCTCGTAAACAACCTGTCGTTGATGTTGTTGTCCCTGAAATGAAAGTCCCTGAGGTTCTCATTACTCGGCAACAATACATTGAAGACATTAAGGTTCGTTGGGCAATTCACCAGTATGAGGTGAGCAAACTCCGTGAAGATGTGAGCAAGTTTAGTGAAACTGTTGCTCCTTATGTGAAACAAGCACTGAACTATACGGTTAATCGTTTCCAAGAACTTCGTGCTCGGTTTGTAACTGCCTGATGATTGTGTAAAGCACCTGAAACTCAGGTGCTTTTTTGTTTGATAAGTATTGGGCCCGTGAAAGTGCAGTAGTAGTATGATGACCAAGCAAATGCAGAATAAACACCAAGAACATTTTGAGGAAATGATCATCACTGGTGATCTATCTGTACTCAACTTTTTCAACGATGAGTATGAAGTTTCGTTGAAGATTGATGGTAGTCCTGCTATAATTTTTGGAACTGAACCTGCTACTGGTAAGTTTGTAGTTGGTACGAAGAGCATTTTTAACAAAGTAAAGAAGAAGATTTGTTATACTGAAGACGACATCAATCTGCACTATGGGCATCAACCTAAAGTTGCAAAGATTTTGATTGCTTGCCTGAAGTATCTTCCTCGCATTGACTATCTCTGTCAGGCAGATTTTCTGGGATTTGGTGATACTGATACCTTCCAACCGAATACGATTGTCTATAAGTTTGATGAAGTAATCACTCAAAAAATTGTACTTGCTCCGCACACGGTTTGGCACACTGATGGCGAACTGAAGGATGCTTATGTGTCTGGTTCTTCATCGTTCTTTGTTGATACTGATGATGTGAAGTTTGTACAACCTTGTGTTGACCTAATTCGTCCAGTTCTTCCTCAAATTGATGTTGATGGAGTACAATTCCTCAGTGCAAAGGAAGCAGCAGAGGCAAAGAAGCAGATCAATGCTATCATTAAATCTGGTGATGAACTCACTTGGTGGGATCTTACTGACATTCTTGGTTGTAAGAAACTTGCACATCTTTACCTGATGCTGACTGAAATCAAGGAAGAATTGATGCAGTCAATGATTGTAACTGATAGTCCTAAAGCATACATCAATGGTGAGCAAATCGTTGGTGAGGGATTTGTACTGAAGAACGACAACATCATAATGAAACTTGTTGATCGCACGGTGTTTGCATACAACAATTTTAACTTGCAGAAGTCCTGGTGAATATAACTGGGCCCGTGAAAGTGCAGTAGTAGTATGAACACTCCAAACTGGCAACACAACTCTGGTAAGCATAAGCGAACCAAGGGTATGTGTAAGGGTAAAATTAAATCCCGCAAGCAATCTCTCAAGTCACTTATACTCAAACTGAAATGACCATTCCATCTTACAGCGCAATCTCCTTTCCTAGTGAGGCACATCATCAGGCAGCATTGTATGATGCTTGTTTGCTGATTGTAAACACTTACAATCAAACTGATATGCTTGATGGTTATGATGATGAGGGTATGACTTCGTATGATTTTATGAAGTTTGCCCGTCGTATTCTCAACAACCTTTCCACTAACTGAAATGACTACGATTTCTTTCACTTCTGGTGAATTGCTGGACATTATTTCTGCCCTTGAGGTAAAAGAAGATCAGGCATTGAGTGTAAAGAATGATGCACACCTTGCAGCATATTATCTACATATGATTGATCAATTTCAGCGGGTTTATGATCGTTTGCAGGAACGTCCTGGCGAACAACGAGTTGCTGAACTTGTTCTTGCCCAGTAACAACTGGGCCCGTGAAAGTGCAGTAGTAGTATGAGCACCAAACAAATGACCATCACTGACATCACAAAACTTGAGAATTGCCCAGAGTGTAATGCTAACTGGGTGGATAAACTCATTCCACAAGAATACTGGGAGCACTATTCTCCTCCCTATTTCTATAGTCGTGTGATAGGAGTTGAGTTGCTTCATGGTGATAGAATTGACCACTGGTTGTGTCCGGATTGTAACCACAAGTTTCCACGATGAACTATTCTAATCTCTCCAAGATCCGTCCCAAACTACGCACCAGTGGTAATATCACTGGTAACTTTGGGAAGGCAAAGGTTAAAGTAGGTTCTACACTCAACGACATCGGAATGAGCACCAAAGATAACATCAAATGCGTCACACAAGATGAATACCTGAAGCGTCTTCATCTTGCATTTGATAATACCACCGATGAGAAACTGCGTCGGTTCATCTATACTGAGATCCGCAAGATTTATGTTCAGCGGGGTATTTGGTGAATACAACTGACAAACTCATCTTTGTTTCGTCGTTTATTTGGTTTTTGCACTGGTTATGCAAACTTTCTTTAGTCACAGCGGTTATGGTTACTCAAAGCGCCTCTGTGAAGATGTTTGCTTATGGTTTCTAAGGAAGTTTCTGCCACGTCACAAGATTGATCTGGAGATTATACATCGTGGATTGAAAAGAGAGTTAGTGTGGGGGTGGTGTTCAGTTCAATCTTGTGACTGGAATCCACGTTGTTTTTTGATTGAATTGCAAACACATTTACCAAAAGAAAATTATATTAAAACATTGCTACATGAACTTTATCATTGTTATCAACACGTTAAAGGTGATTTGCGTGATGTAAGAGGTGTTCGTTGCTGGAAAGGTATAAATTGTTCTAATTTAGATTATGATGAAATGCCATGGGAAATTGAGGCACACCAAAAAGAAAAAGAACTTTATGAAGAATATATGAACTATCTAAATAATGATGCCTGAACTTGATTGGCGTCTTTTCAGGTTGGAGTGGTTAATCCACTCCTATTTTTTCATAAATACTAATGCCAATCAAGTTTAGTATTTATGAATTACTTAAAAAATTATTGTAACCTCATAAGAAAAGCAGAGAAAAGAGGTTACACTAAATCAAAAGCAAAAGAGATGGGATTATATGTAGAATGTCATCATATATTTCCCGTGAGTATTTTTGGAAAGAATAAAAGAATTGTATATTTAACATCAAGAGAACATTATATTGCCCACGCTTTATTGGAAAAAGTGTTTATTAAAAGATATGGGATAAAGAATCAAAGAACATATAAAATGATATGGGCACACATATCTATGATTGGAAAAAATAATTTTATAAAAGAAAGATATTACAATTCACATCTTTATGAGGCAGCAAGATTAAGAATAAGTCAAATAGAAATTACTGAAGAAACCAAAAGAAAAATGTCAAATAATCGTAAAAAATCTAAATGGTGGAATAATGGAGTAGAGACAAAGTTTTGCGAAAATTGTCCTGGTAATGAGTGGAAAAGAGGAAGACCTGGAATAAATGTGGGAAGAAAATATACACAAGAAACTATAGATAAAATGAGGTTAAAGAGAATCATAATACATCAGAATAAACCAAAAAAACCAAAAAAACCAAAAATTGTAAAACCAAAAAATAAAGTATGGTGGAATGATGGTTTTGAGCAGATAAAATCAAAAGTTTCGCCTGGAGTTGGTTGGAGAAAAGGAAAATTACCAGAGTATTGGTGGAATGATGGTGAAAAAAACATTAAATCAAAAGAATGTCCTGGAAATAACTGGATTCCTGGTCTCTTAAAAAAGAGAACTACTAAAAACTTAAAATGGTGGAACAACGGAACAAATAATACATTGAGAGAAAATTGTCCTGGTGCTGGATGGAAAAGAGGAATGATAAAATTACAAACATCAACCGCACGAAATTGAGGCAAGAGAACAAGAACAAGCACTTTATCAACTATATTGGGCCCGTGAAAGTGCAGTAGTAGTATGAGCACTGCACAAATGCCTGAAGTCTTTCACTACACTACCAACTGGAAGGAAGGTAAAGTCTGCCAAATGTTCATTCAGCAAGTTACACCTGAATGGCAAGAATGTGGTCATCAGTATGTTGCTGTTGCTCTCAACCCTGAGACTAACAAAAGTATGGTGATGAGCAAGCCACGCTCCCATTATGATACTCTTCAGTGGGTTCGTAAGTTCTGTGGTTCATTCTCTCTTCTGTACTGATTATGCCCAATCTTAACAAAGACATTGCCAAGCAAAATGCTTGGATTGATGAACTGATTAAATGGGAAAATACTCACCCAGAGTATAAACCATTTAAGGAAGATAAGAACTCTCAACGTCAACAACTCCAAAAAGAAACCTACTGATTATGGCACTCACACAAGAACAATACGATAAACTCCTGGAAAAGTATTGTTGTGATATGGTTGAAGGTATGGACTTGGACACTCTGGTTCACTTTGCCATTGACCAGATTGAAGAGAATGTTCGTCGCAACTGTTCCTTAGATGAAGAACTGATTGAAGAAATCAGTAACTATTATGATGTATTTGATGTTGCCTCAATGATTGAGGACGTGGGAGCAAATCCTACCGACTTTGGTTTTGCTGATGTTTCGGATGATTGCGATTGATGAATGATAACTGGGCCCGTGAAAGTGCAGTAGTAGTATGAACACCAACTTTAACTGATTATGAACACTCAACTCCTTTCTGTCCGCGAACAAATCCAGCAGGACATTCTCACTTATGCTTCATTCGTTGATGACGAAAAGATTTTCTTTAATGATGAAATCTTGGATGAACTTTGCGAGATTGTTGTTCGTAACTTTGAGAAACTGAACTGATTTCTTACACTCAACTCACCAACTTTAACTGATTATGTACCGCACACTTTCCCAACTTCGTTATAGCATCAATCAAATGATTGAGCAACAAGGTGAAGATGCACCTTGTGCTGCATTTATTTTCACCAAATATGATGTGTTTTATTATCAAATGAGTGATGATGGAACAAATCTTGAAGAAGTTGAGACTTATTTGGATGATGAGGATACTGATGACGTTTTGACCGAAGTTGGTGGATGTGATTACATCTACGAACAGATTGGTGAAGTTATTGACGATGAAATTCGTCGCGTTCGTAACAAACAAGGAGTTTGATTGATGAATGATAACTGGGCCCGTGAAAGTGCATCTATAGTAGATGTTGACCATCCTATCATTCGTTTCTAATGATAACCGACCAAGAAAAACGCTACAAACTTTGTATCCTTGATCTACTGATTGCGATTGATGAAGATGTAGTGGATTGGAGGAACTATCCTAAACTCTGGGATGCAATTAGGTTTGCTGATACTACTCTTGACCTCTGGGCAGGAGATAATCTCAAACAGATGAAAGAACAACTGGAGAATGAACTGAAATGAAAAACTATCGTGTGATGGTTGAAACTAACGATGGATGTGTGACCGTTTGGTATGAGAAATCCAATGCAAAGACTGCGGATAAACTGATACTGAATCGGGTCTACAATCAACTCTGCGGTCTAAACATTAAGGAAATTGACGTTACTCTCTCTGTTTGATTATGTCATTCTCTAAAAACAAACTCACCGAACTTGAGTTCTTTCTTTATGAGAAATGCCGCGAAGATGCTGACCTTCTCGCTACAATCATCAGCGAGTATGTGTGGAACCTGAGTGATAGCAAACTTGATGAACTTGAGGACTTTCTTTCTAACAACTTTGGAGACGAATGATGACTGACTTTATCACAATCTCTTTCGGTCCCAGTGAAGACGTAGCACGTCTTGGTTGGTTTAATCGTAAAGAGCGATTTGACAACCTTGATGATGCCAAACAGTGTGGGCGTCGTCAACTCTCACAACCAGGAACTTTCGGTTACGTTGTCATTGAAGAGGGTGAAGACTTCTGGGAAGTTGTAGACGAACTGGGAGCACCTGCTAATGCTGTGAGTGTCTCTTGCAACCGACTTGGCACTTTTAAGGTACAACCTGCACCTGAACTTCAATTCGTGTGATGATGTCTAACCTGCAAGAGTTCTACGATTATGTTCTCTCTTTCTATGGTGCTGATGGATTGTATCCTATGGGCGCAACATTTGCACAAGTTAAGAGAGCAACTTCGCTTTATGTTATGGGTCTCAAAGTAGGAGCACAAGAGTTCTGTGGTGATAGTATTGACCGAGAATGTGTGCGGGATTTGTTAATCTCAAAATACGGTTTGTCCTTCCCACCTGCTCCTGTCTCACTTGCGTCTCACTGAGAACCCTGTCCACCACTGAAGCAAAAACCCGATTTTTCTGCAATTCTACGTCACAGACCCCATAGGTCGTCCGCTGCAGTGAAATCAACGATTTTTTCCAAACTCTAATCAATCTTATGAAGTACATCGTTCAACTCTATCAAGGTGGCAAAGTGTTCACTGAGGAAGTTTATGCCAACTCACCGAAAGATGCAAGAGAAACTGCACAAGTTCGCAACCCATCTTGTAAGGTAGTGGGTGTTAATGCAAAGTTTATTTGATATAATTGGGCCCGTGAAAGTGCAGTAGTAGTATCACCACTACCCAATTCCAAGTGTCTTATACTATCGCAGAACGCACCACGATGTCACAAGGTATGCCAATCACTGTTACTACGGTGAATGGAATGGATCGCATTGAAATTAACAACAAACTGCACGAGATTGGTGATCAGTTGCTGAAACTGAAGATGCAACAGCAGTATTATGTTGAGATGCGAAATCAAATTGATCGCCATAACGAAATGAATGAGATGGATGATCTGTTTGATGAACTGTTCGGTGGGTGATACTCACTGGGCCCGTGAAAGTGCAACAGTAGTATAAGCGCAACTGAGATTATGCGAATTGATGTTATCTGTCCCGCAGCACCGTGGGAGAACACTACCACTGACGAGGATCGTGCATACGACCTGGCATACGATTTGAGCGAAGAATATCAGTGTGATGTTGACCTTCGCTATAATCACACTGGCATCATTTTCACCACTGTTTCTAACTATTGATTATGGCAATCCGCACCGTACAAATCACCGACATTTCGTTTGATTGCTCCCTTGAGGATGATGATTGGACGGAGCAAGATCAACTCGTAACCGAGGAAGATTTGCCCAAGGAGTACATCGGTTCTGTGTGGGAGTTGGAGGTTGATGATGATGATGTTGATGATGCACACCTTGTAGAAGAACTCTTGGAGGAGGTTTCTTCTGCTACTGGTTGGTGCATTAACTCTATCGACTTCCGTTACGTTCTCAAATAATCGTGGCACGTTCTAAGTCTCTCACACTTAAATCGCCTTGTAAAATGAAGACAATTCTTCTCATTTTCACCGTTGCCTTTATACTCTCACCAGGAGTTCGTAACATCACTTCTCACACATTGCACTCTGTAGCAGATATTATTTCACCCCAATGATTGAAACTGATTTCTTCTTTCTGTCACCTGAACAGTATAAACAAACTCTCCAAGATGCCTCAGTGGAGGGTGTATCTGTAGACTATTATCTACTGGAGTTTTGTATCGTTGAAGGAGACTGGGTTGAGGTTGAATAAACTAACCATAAACTAATTAACAATGAAAAGTCTCATTTTTCTTTCTATTGCTATTGCTCTAGTCCTAATCTGGTGCTCTGTTGATGTTGAACAACGAGCAATCAATCAACAATGTAACACGAATTATTCGCGGTTTGATGTGTTACTTGCAGGTGACACTCTGCAGAACTTGTGTAAGATTAAGGAACAACAAATTGTGCTGAAGTAGATTATACTTCGGGCCCGTCAAAGTGCATCAGTAGTATCACCGTCTTTTCCAAATGTCCGTCACTTTCACGTCTAACTACAAAGAAATCTTCAGCAAAGAAACTGTAACCAAGATTGAAGAATTGGTTGAGGATAATTATGCTTTAGATGACATTTTGGAGTTCATTGATGAGAACTCTGAAGAAGATTTTATCAACTATTATGAAGAATACGTTGAGCAAGGTGAGAACGTAGGTTATGATGTTGTTGATGCCTTCGTTGAAGAGTTTGGTCTTAGTTATGTTGAACACGCAGAAGACGCATACTTTGGTACATACTCTTCCAAAGCAGAGTTTGCTGAGGAGTTTATCACTGAGGCATACTCAATCCCCGATTGTGTTGTCATTGACTGGGAAGAAACTTTTGAGCATTATCTAACGTATGACTTCACAATTCATACTGATGGTTATGTCTTTCGTAGTACCTTTTGATCAAACAAAATGATTGCATTTGTAACTCCTAAATCTAAAAAAGCACACAATCGTTTCTGTAACTTAATGGATCGCAATGATGAATGTATTGTTGAGCAACATCGAGGTGATAAAGTGTTTCTCACTTCTGCTAATGCCAAATATCACTTTTGGGTAAATCTTAGCAATGACACTGACTGGACTGTGGAGATTTGAGTGATGTCTTTATCAAATGAAACGTATCAAAAACTATCCTCTGCACTGAAGAATGAGGTGATTGATTATATTCATAATGATGAACGTTATGTTGATTTTATGATGGAACTTGTACCTGATGCAATTTGCAGCAAACTTGGTGAAGTTGATCAAAACGTTCTTGTGGAACTTTCAATGTGTGTGATGGATAAGATTATGCTTCGTTGATACTCACTGGGCCCGTGAAAGTGCAGCAGTAGTATAATCGCAACCATTCAACATGTTTGATTCTATTTTTGAGGATGAATCTCTTCGGGATTATATCAATCAAAATGCACAAGATCCTTGGATTGGTACACCTTTCCAAGGTTATGTGTTTATGTCTCCCAAGCAAAAGGGAGAGTTTGGTGAGCGTTTCGTCACTAAGTTCTTTGAGAATGTGATGTGGTGTGTTGTAAAACGTGCTAAGACATCTACAGCAGGGCACGATCGTGTGATTGATAACATTCTCACTGAGATTAAGTTCTCTCTCGCTACCCGTGACAAGAAAGGTGGCACAAAAAAAGATCAGTTCATCATCAATCACGTTTCTAAGGATAAGGATTGGGAGCGTCTTGTCTTCTTTGGTATCAATGAAGAAGAGAAAGATTGTCGTCTGTTTTGGTTCAGCAAAGAGGATTTTCTGAATCACCTTGAGTCAGAAGATTGTCTCTTTGCACCACAACAAGGTGGCAAATCTATCGGCAATGATGATTACATTTGCACAAAAGTTGATCGTCTGGTAGAATGTTCCTTTGTGAAGAACATAACCGAATGGTGAATCTATTTCACGGAGATTGTCTAGACATTCTACCAACACTTGCAGATGATTCTGTAGATTTGGTGTTGGTAGATTTGCCATACGGTACAACAGCGTGTAAATGGGATTCTATCATTCCACTGGACAAACTGTGGGAGCAATACAATAGAATCTGCAAGGAAGATGGTGCAATGGTGTTCACTGCGGCACAACCTTTCACCACTATACTTGCAGCATCAAATCTTGAGAATCTTCGTTATGAATGGATCTGGGAAAAACCTCAGGGAACTAATCCTATGAACGCGAAGGTGATGCCTCTCAAGTCACACGAAAACATACTGGTCTTTTATAGAAAGAAACCCGCATACAATCCTCAGATGTGGTACTCCACACCATACAGTGGTTTCACATCAGAAACCAGTAAGATTGGTGAGGTTTATGGTAGTGCAAAGAGCAAGCACAGAGATAATCCTGATGGATCAAGATACCCCAAGACAGTATTGCGATTCAAGCAAGAAAAGGGTTTGCATCCTACACAAAAACCAGTTGATTTGATGGAGTATCTAATCAAAACGTACACAAACGAAGGTGATACTGTCCTTGACAATACGATGGGATCAGGTACAACTGGTGTGGCATGTGTGAATACTGGTAGAAACTTTGTGGGTATTGAGAGTGATGAGAAATACTACAAGATTGCTGAGGAAAGAATCAACAATCCACTACTAAATGCTATGAATTAAAGTTACTCACTGGGCCCGTGAAAGTGCAGTAGTAGTATGAACATCAACGACCTCTACGACAGCATCAAACTCTCTGAGCAACTTGCTCTGGAAAACTATCAACAACGCAATGGAGTTGTTGATTATCGTCTCCCTGGAGTTTGCAATCACTACTTCGCAAAGTATGATTGGAATGGTAACCGAGACGGTGAGATTTGCCTCACCTGCAAAGTTTCCAAGACTGTAAAAGGTTCTCTCCGTTATACTTTCCAGGTTGATGGTAAGCGTATCGCTGAGAACAACATTTGGTCTAAGTTTAACTCTCTCGGTGCCTTTCGTAACTGATCCAAACTCATTCATTCTTCATTCATAACAATGTCTTCTAACTTCAACCGCGACGAACTCATCTCCGATTATGTTGATCGGATCCTTGATAATATGAGCACCAAAGATTTGATGCGTATTGTAGGTGATCAACTGGAAGAAAACCTTGCAAGTTATAGTGATGAAGAACTAATCACTGAAGTCCAAGAATACTACCCCGAACTGATTGAGGATTGATTGTTACTGCTCATTGAGTTGCTAATACTCACTGGGCCCGTGAAAGTGCATCAGTAGTATCACCACTTCCCAACTGCCAAATGCCTCGCAAGATTGAACAACAAATGAATGATGCAATCAGCACTGAGACTGATTGGCACAAAGACAACACACAAGTGATTAACATTGAAGGTGTAAGCTTCGTCTATCTGTATAGCAATCTGATTGCTATGGTTGGTGAAACTTGGTTGGAACTGTTTGATGGTGGGTATAAGTCAAACACCACCAAATCGCGTCTCAATGCTATTCTCCAAGAACACGGAAATGGCGAGCGTGTTTATGCCAAGAACTACCAATGGTTTGTATCAACTTCCAATGGCGAAGTTGCTTTCGGTAATGGTATCAAACTGGACTGAACTAGAATGAAAAAGTACATCTTTCAACACTGCAACACACAAGAGATTAAAACTGTGATTGCAAAGTCTGAGTATAAAGCACTCACTCAGAACTTTGGTAATCTTGCTGGTTATGCACTGATTGATGTTCAACAACTGAAACACTAAATGATTACTCTAATGGTATCAAACTGAATTGAGTTATGGACACTTATCAACATCAAATCAGCGTTTTGATTGCTGAAACTCTTGAGAAGTTGCAAGACTTGAATCCTGATCTTTATGGGTTTCACTATAGGCAACTGTATGCACCTTATGGTAATCCTGAGAACTGGACAGTAAGTACACTTCATCAGATTGAACAAGATATAATCGACAATGCAAAATGAACAATCAACTTCATCAAATCTGCTCCTCTTAACTAAAATGTTCACCATCACTTATCAAACTCCATATAATCAATGTGAGTGGAGATTCCAAACATTTCCTACACTTGAGGAGGCACAACGTATGGTAGAGTTCTATCGTTCTTGCGGTTCTCCTGCTAAACTTGTCAACAACTGAAACACCAAATGATTACTCTCACAAGCGTCAATCTGCCGTTCATCATTAACAAGGAAAAGACCAAAGATGAGAGTGATGAAGGTATGTTCTCTCTCTACTTTTATAGTCGCAAGATTATACATAAGAACCAACTTCGCTATAAGTTTGAGTCACTAAAGTTTGATGGTAAGCAAGCACGATTTAAGACAAGAAGGCAAGCAAAGGATTATGCTCGCTACAGATTGGGACTTGATTGAGTGATAATAAGTGGAAGAGGTTTGCCACGCTCTACAAACAAAGTGACCTTGTAATGTAACAGATAATTCAACAAAGTGGTTGGGTGATTATAGAGAGAGGAGTGGTGTCCTCTCTCTTTTTTTATGCTTAAAAACGTTATTTTATGCGTAAAAACGTTAAAAAACGATTAAAAATGTATTAAAAAATATAAACGTTCGGTTTAGCTGTGTGATAATTATTGATATTTAATGGTGATAATGATACGAATTCATATCAATTAGAGACGTGTTTATGTGCTTATAAATCCAGCCAGAACCCGATACTTATGTGCTTATAAATCCAGCCAGAACCCGATACTTATGTGCTTATAAATCCAGCCAGAACCCGATACTTATGTGCTTATAAATCCAGCCAGAACCCGATACTTATGTGCTTATAAATCCAGCCAGA